TATCGTTGAACCGATTGATAAATTAAAAAAACAGTATCAGGAGCAATTAAATGGAAAAGGAGAAAGTGATCAAAGTCCTACTGTTATCTAATCAGGAAATAGTGGTTTCTCAAGTTGAAGAAGTCGCTGCTGAATTTGGAGATCCAAATTGTAAATTAATAAAACCTTACAAAATTGTGGAAGGTGCTTTACACAAGTGGATGGAGGACTATACTGAACAAAATGAGATAATGATTAGTTCTGATAAGATTATAACTCTTGTCACTCCTAGCCCCATGATCTTTGAACAGTATTCTAAAGTGACTTCGTGAAATTTTATACCAACATACAACTCATCGGAAATCAATTCTTGATTCGTGGATATGAGAATGGAAAACACATCACACATCGAGAGGAATGGAAACCAACTTTATTTGTGCCTTCCAAAAGAAAAACAAAATACAAAACTTTAGAAGGTGAGTTTGTTGAACCAATTCAACCTGGCTTTGTAAGAGATTGTCGTGAGTTTTATAAGAAGTATGACGAGGTTGAAAACTTCAAGATATACGGAAATGATCGATATGTTTATCAATATATCTCAGAAAAGTATCCAGAGGATCATATACAATTTGATATCAAAAAGATTCGTCTTGTGACGATTGACATTGAGGTTGCTGCAGAAGGTGGCTTCCCTGATGTTGAGAATGTTGCGGAAGAAATGTTGTTGATTAGTTTGCAAGATTATGCTACAAAAAAAGTTATCACATTTGGATCAAGACCATTTGTAAATAAAGATCCAAATGTAACATACGTTCTTTGTGAGAATGAAACTATTCTATTAACATCATTCTTGTCATACTGGAGAAAGAATCTACCAGAGGTAATCACTGGTTGGAACTCACAGATGTATGACATACCTTATCTTGCTGGTCGTATCAATCGTATTCTTGGTGAGAAATCAATGAAGGATCTTTCGCCTTGGGGTCTTGTATCTCAGGACGAAGTTTATATTAGTGGTCGTAAAAACATCACCTATGATATTGGTGGTGTGACTCAACTTGATTATCTGGATTTATATAAAAGATTTACATATACAAACCAAGAATCATATCGATTAGATTACATTGCTAACTATGAACTTGGTGAGAAGAAACTAGACCACAATGAGTATGATACTTTTCGTGAGTTTTATACAAAAGATTGGGACAAGTTTGTTCGATATAATATTCGTGACGTTCAGTTGGTTGATAAACTTGAAGACAAGTTGAAATTGATTGAACTTGCAGTTACAATGGCATTTGATGCCAAAGTGAATTTTATTGACATTCACTATCAAGTAAGAATGTGGGATACTATCATTTACAACTATCTCAAGAAACAAAACATAGTTATTCCACCAAAGAAAAGAACATCAAAATCACAAAAATACGCAGGAGCTTATGTCAAAGAACCAAAGCCAGGAAAGTATGATTGGGTGGTTTCGTTTGATCTTAATAGTCTCTATCCTCACCTTATTATGCAATATAATATTTCCCCTGAGACGCTCAAAGATGAACGACATCCAACAGCTTCGGTTGATCGAATCCTTAAAGAAGAGATAGATTTTCAACTTCATAAGGATAGTGCTGTGTGTGCGAATGGTGCAATGTATCGCACCGATATTCGTGGTTTCTTACCAGAGATTATGGAAAAGATATACACAGAGAGAACAATCTATAAGAAAAAAATGCTTGCTGCAAAACAAAAGTATGAGGATACCAAGAATCCTAAACTTGTAAAAGACATCGCAACATTTAATAATATTCAGATGGCTCGTAAGATTCAACTGAACTCTGCTTATGGTGCGATTGGTAACGAATACTTCCGTTATTACAAATTAGAAAATGCAGAAGCAATTACTTTATCTGGTCAAGTTTCAATTCGTTGGATTGAAGATCGGATGAACAATTATTTAAATAAAATACTTAAAACAAAGGATGAAGATTATGTTATTGCTGTCGATACTGATTCTATCTATTTGCATTTGGGCCCTCTGGTTGAGGTTATATACAAAGAACGAAAGAAGAATGTTGAAAGTATTGTCTCGTTCCTTAATAAGATCTGTGAGATGGAATTTGAAAGGTATATTTCGAGTTCTTACGAAACGTTGGCCTCGTACGTCAATGCCTATGAACAAAAAATGTTTATGAAACGTGAGAACATTGCTGATCGTGGAATCTGGACTGCAAAGAAAAGATATATTTTAAATGTTTGGGATAGTGAAGGTGTTCGTTATGCAGAACCTAAACTTAAGATGATGGGTATTGAAGCAGTAAAATCTTCAACGCCTGCACCTTGTCGTCAGATGATCAAAGATGTTCTTAAACTTATCATGACGAAGACTGAAGATGATGTAATTGATTTTATCGATAATTGTAGAACTAAGTTTAGAACACTTCCACCAGAGGAAATATCATTTCCAAGAACTGTAAGTAACGTAAAGAAATATAAAAGTGTCAATGCGATCTATGAAAAGGGAACACCAATTCATGCTCGTGGTGCTCTTCTTTTCAATCACTATGTTAAAAAGAATAAACTTACACAGAAATATTCTTTGATTAACAACGGTGAAAAAATTAAATTTTGTTATCTTAAGAGACCAAATCCAATACAGGAGAATGTAATATCATTCATTCAACAGTTTCCAGAGGAACTTAAACTTG